TTAGCTTAAACCTGCCTGCCTTAAAATTGCCCGCTCGGTGTACTTGTTAAGTTCTCCATGCGGTATGGTTATCGGTCTGTGTCCTGACTTATCCATCTTGACATGTGACCCTTTTCCGCCCTTGACCTGTTTCCAGCCCTCAGCCGTCAAAAGTTTAACCATTTCTGTTTGTGTCATCGGCATAGCGCTCTACCTCCTGACAAGATTATTATAACATACGTGTTACACGTATTCAATTAAAAAGATATTTTTAAAAAAACGCCAATTTGACAAAATAGACTATGCTATGCGGTTGCTATTCGCTCAAAATGAGCAAAATGACAAAATAGAACGCTATGGCTCACCGTCCAGGTACTGTAATAGTGAGCCATTTCGATACAGATCAGCAAAGGCTTGCAGCGCCTTGTTTTTATCTGTATAGATAAGTGGCTGACTTAATGCCAAGTCGTTGTGCCTGCTCTGCTGATTGTATCTTTTCGGGTGATATATAACTCATGATAAGTATGGCTCGATGTCTTGGTCTAGCTATTGCATTGACTGCTTTTATAATCTCATTCACTTCTTCAGGGGCTTTACGTTGCCAATCGTGTTTTCCGTCTTTGTATTCCTCAGGATCATAATCTAGCAACGGCACAAGCCAATTACCTTCAACCTGTGGCAAATCGATATGAAGAGTTTATATTCTTTATCTTTATAAAAATCAATAATTTTAGAAAAATATTATGTTTTTTTACATCCTTGATAAAATTTCGCTAGATATCTTTTCCGAGGTACCCCTTCCCGTTGCACGTTTCCCCTTTAGAAAAGCCATTTGGTTTGACCCGGGGGCTTACCACTGCTCCTTATTGTCAAATTTGCGACGATGATAGCCGCTAAGTTTTTCTGGGTGCTCTCGGTTATGACATGGATTGCACAAACATTCTGTGTTGTCTAGTTCTAATGCTAACTCTGGATGCTGTCGCACTTCCTTCTTGTGATGCACCATATCTGCTGGTGTGTATCGACCTGCTCGCATACAACGTTGACATTCGTTGTTGTCCCTTTGCCTACGCACCTTTCGAATGATTCGCCATTCCTTGGTCCAATAGAACTCTTTGACTTTGTCAGTTCTGATTAGCTCGACCAACCAGTCAAGTATTTCGGATGTCATCAGATTCATTTGATTAGCCCTTGATTTGCAAGCCATTCCTCTGTGAGTATCTGTTGGATCTTAGTTGTAAGCTCTGGGTTGAGTTGTCCAACTTGTATTCCAAGATTGTCCAATAGCTTCACGTTGTGTTCTGAAGACAACACTTGACGCATGAGCCCGGTAAATAATGCTGCGACTTCTGAATTGGTTAGTCGGTTGATTGTGATGACATCATAGAAGTGTTGATTGATTTCGTCTAGCGACTGCTTATTTTGATTCAGATAGTCTGAGATTTTCTTTTCTGCAACTTTGTTGATCATTCTTCGTCACTCCCCTCTCTTAATTTGATATATCTTACATTCTATCAAACTCGCTACATTAGTCAAAACCGTTTAACAATAAGGTTTCAAGGCGGTTACTCCTCTTGAATTTAGTTATTCCACAATATATCAAACTTACCCGCCGAAGTTCAAAAAGAAAAGGAATTAACCTGTTTATTATGTGGTTAATTACTCGGAAACATGAAATTCTCTATATCTTTATTTCTTGATCAGCTAGATTGTATTGGATAGCTTGGTTTGGGCTCAACCATGTTTCTTCATCAAGTAAGGTCTTAAGCTTATTTCTTGTCGCTGAAAACCTTGTAAGATACGCTTCTTCAATTGAAACCTGTGCTTTTTCTAAATCTCCAGCAACTTTTCGAAGTTGTACTGCGTTCCCTGAAGTAAATGTCCAAGGGTTATGAATCATTAACTCACTGTCTGAATACATCTTAATCGTATCTGCTCCCATAGCCATAACAGAACCAGCACTGGCCACTATATCTTTTACAAGAATAGTAATGCTTTCAGGGCGTTTTTTTAGATAATTTTTTAGTGCAATTCCCTCGAATAGGTCTCCTCCATACGTAGTTAGAGTTATTTCTATTTCTGTAAGTGCTTGGTGTTTCTCAATCTCTTTCTTTAGATTGCGGACACAGATGCAATTCTCTTGGTCAAGAATCGCTCCCTCTAATGTAAAGTATAGTTTCCCAGGTCTTGTTTCTGATTGAATACTATTTTTGAACTTGGATAAGTCTAGAGATTTTTTAGCAAACTTAATAACATTTGAGGATCTGGGGGTTACCTCTTTTTTAGTTGATATTTTCATAGCCTTTCGTAATGCCAAAAAACCAGAGACTATTTCGCTAGAATTACTACGCTTCATTTAGGAATTCCTCCAGCGATATCTGAGTCAATCGTTCATAATGCTCATGCTCAATAGCATCGTGTACCAGTAATTCCCAACCATTTCCATATTGATGCTCTTCTAAACCAACAAGCAATCCCAGAAGATGTTCAAATTCTTTTCTACCAAACTCTAATGCGGCCTTTTTACGTTCTTCCTCTGTTTCGTTTTTGTCGTAGTAGTAGACTACATACTGGGTTGACCAGTTTTCTGTTCGTCGGTCCTTCAGTAATTCTTCATAAGGGATATTTTTATATTCTGATTTTCTGACAACACGTTTTCCATCTAGAATGTAACCTTTAGGCATAAAGCCATGTATACTAGGTTTGGGATTTTGAAAAGGTTCAAATAATCCAAATTTTTGAGTAATATAAGAATTTTTAGGGACGAGTTCCACTTTGTAGCTATAGTGGGGAATTTTTCTTTCGATTTGCTTCATTCGTTTTTCAAACAGGTTCATGTTCATTCCTCGCTATTCTAGTATAATTCCTTGTTTTTCAAGTCTGTTAAAGTCTTCTATTGTCAGACCTTGTACCACATTACTTAATACATTGCTTTGTTGTATTGCTAAATGTTTTAGACTGTCTTCAAGTTTTTCTATACTCTCTTGTAGTGTAGTGAGTTCTTTTTGTTTTTGATAAATCAAAGTTCTGAGTTCACTCTGCTTTTTGTTGGATTTTGCGTTTTCAATATTATACTGCTCAAAAAGAATTTTATAAACTTCGTCACTTAACGTATTTGCTTGAGAACCTCGGAATTTTTGATCTAGGATAAATTTTTTATGAATTTCAGTATGTAGGTTTTCTAGCTCCAAATAATTTTGATAATCTAGACCTGGCTTGCTTTGTAATTCTCTGATTAACTGAAGTTGACTATAAAAGTCCTGCTCAAAATAATTAACCTCTTTGTATAATTTTATTTTGTTTAATAAATATTCTGTTTTTTGAAAATACATTTTTTCACCTCGATTTTGTTTATAGCTTTTCATAACCTATCATCTTAAATCTAACAGTGGTTGTCCTCTAGGTTGCTTAAACATGATTCCTTCTTTCTAAATACAAAAGGGACATATCCAAACAAACTACACTAGGAGGTAGTTATTTGGATATGTCCCCAGATTGTTTCTGATAGACTGCTATTTAATTGTTTCCTTTTTGGTAATCCGTTCTAAACGTCCGTCTAGATAATGAAAAGTTACTTCACCAAATTTAGGAATTTCTATATTTTTAATGCTACCATTTTTGTAATAATAAATCAAGTTCGACTTGATTTCCGCATCAGTATTTTTAACTGCTGAATTCATAGAATTTCCGTTGTCCTCTCTAAATCAAACATGTTTACTCTTTCTAGATATAAAGTAATTTGGCAAAGCTATCTAAGATAATCTCTCGCCGTTTTAGGATGGAAGATTTTTTCTTGTATAGATATCCAGTCTTTCCAAGTTGCATAGTGTGATAAATCTCATCCCAATCTCTTTTTTGGTGTCCCCACCGTAGTTCAAAGATTATACGATCATCTGGCTCTAGTTTCTTAAAAAGCTCATCAATACATTTTTGAAACTCTTCTAACTTTTGAATAACGATATCGCTTGAAAACTCAATTGCCCTGTTTTCTGCGTGGTTGAAATGAGACCCGCTTTTTATTTTCGATGTATCAAATCTTTTCATATTCATCTGTTTGGCTTCATATCCCTGCAGTAGATCTGTTTTTCTTTTTTGAATAAGTTTATCGATATTCAAGTATTTTTCTTCTAGTTCGTATTCTAAGTAATTTCTAGTCGCTTCAACGTGTTTTGGTGTTGTCATATTCTAATCTTATTTTACCAATAACCCACTAACTGCCACATCTCGTATGAATTGACTTTCCTGCTCTGCTGTCATGTTCGGATTGTCCTTCTTGATTTCAAGTAGGAGCTCTGCTAATTTGTCGCTGTCTGTTTGCTGCGCCAGCTTCTTGACGGTATTTTGAAAATGTTGTTCCAGGCTGTCAATCATTGCTGTCATGCGGTCTGTTGTCTGAAACATATTATTGACGTGATAAGCAATTTTGGCGATTGTCGCAAAGCATTTGGATCTGGTATCTGGATGCTTATAGAGTTCATACACATTCAAAGTAGTGTCTTCGGCAAAAATTCGGCTGCCAATGGTCAAAAAGTTTATATAATCGGCTTCATTGAGTTCTTCAAAATCCATAGTCATAAATTCGGCTCGTTGCTGGTTTAATTCCTCCAGCTCTTTTTCTGCCTGTTCAAAAAATTCTTGTTCGGTCATGGTGTTGCTTCTCCTTGTTTAAATTTGTTTATGGTGTAGCGTTTATCTGAAATGCTGAAAGCCTTGAAGGAATTTCCTTCTAGTCCTTTAAAAATTCGGCTCGCATTTCGTGCATTGTAAACAGTCTTGATTTCCTGGCTATTCAGATTTGTGTTGATGATTGTGGTTTCTCGATTATTGAGAATGTCAAACAAGAAATCTTGTTCCCAATCGCTTTTGGCTGTGGTGTTCGCATTTTTTGCCCCCAAATCGTCCAAGATAAGAAAGTCAACGCTAGTAAGTAGTTTCACTGCGTCAAACTCTGTCAGACTTGCCCCTTTGCCATAGTTCCAGCCATTTTTAATCTGCTTAATGATTTCAGTCAAGCTAACGAATAGAACGCTCTTAGGCTTGCCAATCTCCTTGAAATGCTCGTTGATTGCCTTAGCCATGGAAAAAGATAGATGACTTTTTCCGATACCTGTCTGGCCCGTTATAAGCGTGTTACCTGTCATGCCTTGCTTGTACTTTTCAACCTGCCCTATGGCAAACTCTAGTAGTTGCTTTTCTTCTGCGGTTTCTGCCTTGAAGTTCTCAAAGCTTGCTCCCCTCAGTTCTTTTGGTACAATGCTGTCACGCATTAGCACATCATAGGTTGTCACATACCTCTGGCGGTTGCGTGCCTCTTCCAAGGTTTCCTGCTCCGTCAGGGCTATGCCTTCCTGCGTACAGACTTGGCACATTTTAGAAATGTGTTCTTGTCCTCGGCTCGTATAAGGGAATTGCCATAGCGGTATGCCATGTTTTTCGCAAAGCTCATCCAGTACAGTAATTTTGTCCAAATGATTTTTCATGCTTGCCCCTTTCTAAAATGGTAATGGGTCCATGTTGTCCTGCTCTACCTGGGTAGGTTTCGGCACCTCGTTCAAATAGCTGTCAAAGTGATTAGGAGAAAATAGAGTCTTAGGACGTAAAAACTTAGCCATGTGACTATCATTTTTCCATTGGGCTACCTTGGTATCAATAACTTTCTTGAAGTCCTCAAGGGTGTAGCCATCTTTGTATCTGGCGTGAATAAATTTGGCGTGAGTAGCTATAAATTTATAAGCGTGTCCAGTTTCTTGATTAAGATACTGAATAGGGATGTAGAGATAGTAGTTTTTAGGATTTGTCTGTTTTAATTCCTTGATAGATGTTTGATTCAGCCAATTTGGAAAAACATACTCTGAACTATGTTCAGCAGAATTGTCCAATTCGGAATATATATCTTTATTTATATCTATATCTAACTCTCTATCTTTCTCTATTTCTATCTCTATCTCTGGTGGAGTTTTGTCAGTTTCTATGGTGGAGATTTCTCCAACTCGCTTTATTTTGTTATATTCTGCTCGTTTTCTATCGGCATCTGTACTTGATTTTCCTACAAAATTTTGGATATTGGTCATATAGATTGCACCGTTATCCAAAATCTCAATCAAGCGTAGTTGCTGGAAAATCTGTATTGCTTTCTCAATAACCCCTACATGATGCCGTGTGATTGTCGCAAGCATTTGAGCGTTATAAGGGATTAAGTCATTAAACATCAGCAGCCCGTTATTTTTTAGACTGCGTAGATACAATTTCAAAAGGATATTGCTATAAATATAGCCATCAGGCATACTTTCCAGGATGATTGCCTCATCACTTTCAAAGAAATTGTCTTTCAGCTTTAAGTAGTAATACTTTTTATTATCTGCCATTCTCAACCCCCAAAAATATCAAAATGTCACTGACTCGATAATAGATTTTTCTAGTGTCTTCTACTGGTGGTTGGTAGCGTTTCAGCCCGTTCTTCTCCCACCGTTGCAAAGTCTTGTATTCTATGTCCAGCTCATCCTTCAACTGTTCGGCGGTCATTAGTCCAAGTATCCTTGGTTTGACCTTCTCACGTCCTTCCAGGTACTTACGGACAATATCCAGCAAGCCATGAGTTAGATCCTGCTCGCTCTCTCTGCTTAGACTAAACATCTCTATACTTCCTCCAGTCTGTCAAGTCTGCCGTTAATAATGCATGTATGCGCTTATGTTCTTGGTCGTATTGTTTTTGGAGCGGTAACACTCCCGCAAGTCGCTCCACTTCATTCTGGGGGATATAGTAGCCCCCAAGCTTGTTATCTCGTCCGCCACATACGGGAATACCATAATCAACTATAAGCTGGCGTATATGCTCCCGAATGGTTCGGATGTCCAGTCCCGTCAAGCGTTCCATATCTGCACCCGTGATTGGCAAGTCCATTCCAAGCGGTAGCAGCTTGAAAACTTTGTATAGGTGTGATGGTAGTTGTTTTTTAGTCATCAATAGCCCTCTTTTCTTGTCCTTGGTTAGTAAATGTGATTTGATTTGTTTTCACTCCGTAGATCATATCTCTGTAAAGTTCTTGGGTACGCTTGAGAATAGTATGGATTTCATGTTCTGCTTTTAGTAACTTGGTTACTTTTTTCAGATTATCAAGTTCACGTTGACAACTGCTAATGAAAATTTCTTCGGTAAAATAAGGTCTATCTGGTGCGTTCTCTGGTTTCGGAAAAATGTCAATTGTGTATGTCATGCGTTCCCCCCTTTCGATAATTGTTAGCTAGTTTTGTGTGATCTGTGATAATCTTTCGCAATGCGTGAATGGAAGTATTAACAATAGCAGATGTAATAGCCTGGCTAGGCCCTGCAGTTGCAAAATCCAACACTTCCAGTACATCAGTAAGCTGTCCACAAAGCCCCCTCATAATCGACTAAAATATCATTAGCTCTATCTTTCATTTTTTACCTTTTTCTTTTATTTTCGTGTTTTTGTCTAATTCGTTAATTGTAATATCTGCCCTGTGATTGAATATAAGCCCCATAGTTCGCATTTGTCAGCCGTCTGGTATGTTTGCCCTCTGGTTTGTTTTTGGACTTGTCAGGGGCTTGGAAAGTGCCTAAACCAACGCCAAACCATAGAAAGATGTTGAGCGGTGTAAAAATTGCTATCAAAGTCAATGCTGTTTCGATTGTCATTTCTTGCATTTTTTAGCCCTCTCTTGTCTGATGCCGTGTAATTTACCAAGGTTGTAAACTGCCATCGCTGCCAAACCTCGTCCAGCCGTCTGAATTTTGTTCTGGAATAGGTCGTAAGGAATTTTGAAGTTATCCATAGGCATATTTTGAATGATTTCTAAATCTGTCCGTTTCATTCTGCCACCTCTAATATAGTTTCTGAAATTTTGTCAAGGCTTATCCCTTGTTCTAGCAAACTTTCGTGCATCGTTTCAACTAGCCATTTTGCGTGATAAATGAATTTTTCAGTGTCTAACTGTGCCAATGTGTTCAGCGTGCTCAATGCTTCAACATGGGTCAATAGATTACGCTTGATAGCTAGTATTGAAAAGCCTAGTTCTTGCATTTTTGTTTTTTCCATTTGGATGTGTTGTTTCATACTTTCTTTTTACCTGCCTTTATGTTATAATTTAGCCATAAAATATTTCTAAAACCCTCATAGCTTGCCTGCTGAATTGTGTTTTAGTTATTTTCCGTAAAGGCTTTCCCGATATTTCGGTAAGCCTTTTTTGTTATCTCGTCACCTCTCCAACGGCTCTAAATAGTCCAGAATACCCGTGTAAGTGCCGTCTTCATGTTTCATGATGTCCACGTTGGTCAAAATCCACTCAGGATTGTCCGCTAGTAACTCATTCAAGCTCTCGCATAATTCCTCAATGCTTGGATGTGGAAAAAGATACGCTTGTTTCTTCATTCTGCTAACTCCTTTACTCAAATAATGCCTCTAGTAAGTCCGCTATCTTTTCAGCGGTCTTTTTTAGTATCAAAAATAACAGTCCGCCTATGTCGCCACCTCTTCCTTATAGTCCAGCAAGCCAAGAATGCTGAAGAGTGGGGGCTGTGCCTGGTCAACCTCTGACGCTTGGAAATCCTGAGCCGTCGCCTTGACGTATGCAAGTTTCAGCTTATTCTTAACAGCACAATAGTTCACAATTTCCTCAAACCCTGCCAAACCAATCTCCATCACCTTTGGACGTAACTCACGGATATAGCTGCAAGGAATTGACTTCTTGAAACCGTAGTAGCGTAGTAGGCTGTAAATACCGACACAATAATAATCTAAATACATTTCTTCATCTTTGGGCTGAATAATCACCCGACTGCCTGACAAATAGTGCTTGATGTAGGCTAGTAATTGTGCCTGGGTCATCTCTTCACGGTTCTGCCCTTGCAGACTTCGTTTCATCTCCTCGAATTGCTCAATATAAGCCACCTTGTAAGAAAAAGCACGCTGACCCGTGTAGCCCATCACCAATAAAGTGAAGCCCTTTTGGTTCATGTAATAGATTTTGCGTTTTCGTCCGTAACTATCTCTTGTGCTATCCTCGTAAAAATAGTCATTTGCATCAATATATGAGATAGGTCCAAATTTGGACACATCTATTTCCATGTTTTCGATTTCAGAAATACAGTAACGAATATCTCGTAAAACTTTTCTGTGTTCTTTCTCAAATACCTCTGCAACAGTTAAACTGTCCACAACCAACTCATCATTTTTTAAAATAATACCTAATTCCATACTTGCCTGCCTTTCTATACTCGTGTAAGATACAACGTTATAAACTCCCTTGGGTCGTCTGATAATTCAGCAATCTTTTTCAAATTAGCTTTATTGGGTGCATTCCTGCCTTTTTCCCAATTATTTACCGTACCTTTGGAAGTATTGAACCGTTTCCCGAATTGTTCCATAGTTTCGCCCATGGTTACTCTAATAGCCCTTATTCGTTCGCCTAATTCCATACTTGCCTGCCTTTCTTATTCCTCTGGCGTTAGTAGTTCATCAATCGTCACGCCTAAATAGTTTGCGACTTTTTGAAGCGTTTCAATATCTGGCTTCTTGGTACGTTCGTAGTACAAAGCCGTCAGAGTACTTTTTGAAATGCCTGTAGCTTCTGCGACGTGTGAAACTTTCTCACGGCGTTTAGCTAGCAATACACGCATATTGTTCTTCATGATCTTTTCTCCTTTCTGTTTTGATAACCAACCTGAATAGATTGAAAGGTGTTGCGGTTGGTTGTACTTTTTGTGCAACTCCTGTTGCTGATTTTGATTATATTGTACTTTTTGTTCATTGTCAACACTTTTTTAAAAAAAGTTGTATTTTTTGTTCACTTCTTGAATTTTTAATGCTATAATCACAACTGAAAGGTGTTGAAATTATGAATAGATTGAAAATTTTACGCAAAGAAAAAGGCGAAACTCAAGACCAGGTTGCTGAAGTTGCTGGAGTGAGTAAACGCTCTTACATATATTGGGAAAACGGCGAAAGACAAATCAAACCAGACAAAGCCCAGGCGCTCGCTAAACATTTTGGCGTAAGTGTTGGGTATTTGTTGGGGTATAGTGATACTTCAGAACTCATTAAGGATATGATCCCGCATGCAGTAGTAGACGATAACGGAAACCCTACTTCACTAGAGGAAATACAGAATTCTGTCTTTACCACTTCGGAAGATGAGGCACTTATTCGTGCTGGTCATTTAAAAGCCTTGTCTATTCTTCCAGGGAATTTAGAAAAAATCCTGAATAGTGACCCTGAAAGTGTTTATAGAATGCTTGCCGTCGCTCCTGCTGATTATCAAGCTATCATTCTACTTTGGGCAATTATGTCATCAGAACAAAGAAAAACAACATTGGCAATGTTGCAGTCATTTAACTTCGATGATGTAACTGACCAAACTACTTAACCACTGCGCTCCCTACAAGCCCCCTCACCACGTTTTAATGCTTCTAGGGTGTGTGTGACCATCAAAGGTGAGATAAAACTATTTGACAACTGAATAAAGGGGTGCTATACTGATGGTGTTAACAAACGTGGTAAGAATGTTAGCACGGTATCAAAAAAGCCCCCAACGGTCGCAACGTTGAGGGTTTTTCTTTTGCCCCTGGGGCTACTTTCTGCGATTGTTCAGCCAATATTCAAACAGTACTGTCAGAATACCAACCAACAACGGCAGAAAAAACGTGGTAAGTATGATTTCTGCCACGGTATCACCTCCCTTCAGTAAAATCCGGGGGCTTGTCTATCATATCAGAATGCCGCTCACGTTGTCAAACGCTCCCAAATCGCCTGTATTCGCTTTTAGCTCTTGACTGGTATATTTACCCTACCCACTTAAAACAAACGAAAATAGGGCTATTCTCGTAAGCCTACGCATGATAAAACCTTTATAGCTTGCCTGCTGATGGAAAGGATAATATCATGAGAATAACTGAAGTAACAAAAAAAGACGGTAGCATTGTTTACCGTGCAAGCGTCTATCTTGGGGTAGATGCCATTACAGGCAAGAAAGTAAAAACCAGCGTGACAGGTAGGACAAAAACAGAAGTCAAACAGAAAGCAAAGCAAGCGCCTATGGAGTTTATTCGAAACGGGTCAACGGTCAAGAAAGAAGTGGAGATAAAAACCTATCAAGAATTGGCTGAGCTTTGGCTAGAAAGTTACAAGCTGACTGTAAAGCCTCAAACCTACATAGCAACAAAGAGAATGCTGCATAATCATCTTATGCCAACCTTTGGGACCCTGAAACCCAATAAGCTGACAGTTCACTATATTCAACGGTTTATCAATGAATTATCTGGTCACTATGTTCATTATGCTGTGGTTCACTCGATAAATAGACGTGTCTTACAATATGGCGTATCTCTCCAGCTTATACCATTCAATCCAGCTAGGGATGTGATACTGCCAAAAGTGCCCAAACCTGAAAATAAGGCAATTAAATTCATAGCACCCGAACACTTAAAAACCTTTATGGCTTACATGGAGCAGTTAGCCAATAAGAATTTTAGCTATTTCTTTGATTATGTTCTGTATAGCTTGTTACTGGCCACTGGTTGCCGATTTGGGGAAGTGGTAGCCTTGGAGTGGTCAGATATTGACCTAGAGGAAAGGACTATCAGCATTACCAAGAATTACAGTAGGCTTCTAAAAATTGTCGGTACTCCAAAGAGTAAGGCAGGTATCAGGGTGATCAGTATTGACCAAAAGACATCCAACCTATTACGATTATTCAAGAATAGACAAAGACAATTATATCTTGAAGTTGGTGCGCCTGCTTCGCCTGTGGTCTTTGCAATTCCAACAAAGGAATATCAAAATATGGCAACTAGACAAGAGGCACTAGATAGACGGCTGAAAGAGTGCGGATGCCCTCGCTTTACTTTCCACGCTTTCCGCCATACTCACGCTAGTTTACTGTTGAACGCTGGTATCAGTTACAAAGAATTACAATATCGATTAGGTCATGCCACTCTAGCTATGACCATGGATATTTACAGTCATCTATCCAAAGACAAGGAAAAAGAGGCGGTTTCATATTACGAAAAAGCCATGAATAGCCTCTAGGGTGAACAAAAAGGTGAACAAATTTATATTTTAGAACTCATGGGCTTATTGAAAAGCCTATTAAATCAACGTTTATAGACAACAAAGGAGTAAACCATGACATTTGAAGAGATTTTACCAGGCTTGAAAGCCAAGAAAAAGTACGTTCGCACAGGCTGGGGTGGGGCGGAGAACTACGTCCAGCTCTTTGACACCATCGAGGTCCACGGGCAAAAGCTGGAGGCGACGCCCTACTTCCTCATCAACGTGACTGGCGAGGGTGAGGGCTTCTCCATGTGGAGCCCGACCCCCTGCGATGTTCTAGCGACCGATTGGGTAGAAGTCCATGACTAAGACAGCCCTCATCACCGGCGTTTCTAGCGGCATTGGTCTAGCACAGGCGAAGATTTTTTTGGAAAATGGCTGGCGTGTGTACGGGATTGATCAGGCCAGCAAGCCTGATTTGGCAGGCGATTTCCACTTTCTACAGCTGGACCTGACAGGCGATTTATCGCCCGTCTTTTCCTGGTGTCAGTCAGTCGATGTCCTCTGTAACACCGCAGGCATTCTAGACGATTACCGTCCCCATCTGGATATCGAGGAGGATGAATTAGCTCGCATCTTCGCGGTTAATTTTTTTGCGGTGACTAGACTGACTCGTCCCTATCTGCAGCAAATGGTAGACAGACAGTCGGGCATCATTATCAATATGTGCTCCATTGCCTCCAGTCTAGCAGGTGGAGGAGGCTCGGCCTATACTGCCTCCAAGCACGCTTTGGCAGGGTTTACCAAGCAGTTGGCACTGGACTATGCCAAGGACAAGGTCCAGGTCTTCGGCATCGCCCCTGGTGCCGTTCAGACAGGTATGACCCAGAAGGACTTTGAGCCTGGTGGCCTGGCGGACTGGGTGGCAGACCAGACCCCTATCGGACGCTGGACCCAGCCCAGCGAAATAGCAGAGCTGACCTTCATGTTGGCCAGCGGCAAACTCGCCTCTATGCAAGGCCAGATTATCACCATTGACGGTGGCTGGAGTTTGAAGTAG